GGAATAGTAATGTTTTTATAAGAAACCCTAATTTATGGTGTGTTGACTTATCTGCTAAGCTAACAGGTACAGCATGCTGGAAACAAGATTGGCTTCAAAGTATTGGTGTAACTGCTATTACACGTAGACACTGTATAACTGCAGGACATCCCTCCGGACCTGAAGTAGGTAAGAAAATACGATTCGCTAATGTAGGTGGATTAAGTAGTGGTGGTCGTGAAGAGATATTTGAAACAACATTAATTCAGCGAATAAATGATATAAACACAAATGGAATTGATATATCCGTGTATTTACTTGCTGATGAACTACCATCTTGGGTATATGTTACACCTATAGCACAATTACCTACCGCTCTTATTGATAGACTAACAAACCCTGTAGATAACTGGCTTTACGACGGACTTCCATTACCAACTATGATTATATCACAAGGTAACTGGTCATCAGGTCCACCGCTAGCGAATACCCTAAGTGGTAGTGTAGCATATGTCTCTAGCACAGCGCATAACCTTTACCCGAGAACTACCCTACGTGATCCTTTCTTTCACCAAGTTGCAGTAGGTGATAGTGGTACAGCTGAATATATGATACTCGGTAACAATATATTCTTATATAGAATAATTCTATATACAGGTGGAGGTGGTATATTCCCTGGTAGTTACCAAACTGTAATAAATAGTTATATACACCGCGCAGATATAGCAGCAGGTATTAATACAGGCTTATCAGCTACATTTATTAATCCGCTAAACTACATTTAATAATACGTACCGTATATATCAGTATCATTAACACCCATATTGAATACCTTAGTCTCAGATTCTACATCAATATCACCTGGGTAAGATTTAGGATCTGAGACAGGTTCATCTTGTATGGTTGTTGATACCTTACCTGAGAACGCATTCTCAAATATTTGATCATTCTTAGGCTCTTTAGGTGCACCAGGTTCAAATGAGTTCTCGTAGCGTTTCGCTTTAATACGATATACATAATGCCCTAACAGTGGGTTAATAGAAGCAATATCTTGATCTACACGTTCTGTAATCTCAAATATCTTAGCACCTCTACCATTAGGTCTATCACAACCTAGAGGAGATAGCTGGATGAGATCGCCTGATTTTGGCTCTACACTTTGACCGTTACTACTATATGCATTAGGTGCAGAGAAATCAGTACCTAGTAAAAAGTCAAAAGCGTTAATATATTCATTATACTGTAGCATATCTCCATTTGCTGTCTGTATAAAGAATTCTCTACCAGACATTGATTCTTCAAATGTTCTTATATGTACATAACCGGTAAGCTCATCATCAGATGCAAATCCAAAACGTGAAAGATTAAACCCTTCCGTAAGCTCAATATACATCATTATTGATACAGGCCCGTAGAATACTGCAGTAGGCTGTTCACCGTATAAAGTATCAGCAGCTGATAAGTTAAATGTATTAACATAATAATCAACAGGAATACCGAAATTATTAATTAAATCACCAAAAGCAGAATCATATATGAGTTGCTCAGCTTGAAAATTAGCTGGGTTAAGAAACTGACCACAGCCTGATGATGCTACTCCTGCAAATACACTAGCAGGTGTACAATTTTGTCTCGATGTATTACAGGCCATTTTGTTTAACTTTCTTTGATATGATTGCTTTCGGATTACCTTTATTATCAGTCGACATTGTAATCTCAACTGAATTACCTAATGATTTTTTACCGATATCAAAATCAGTATCATACAAACCTAATATTTGATCCAACACAGATCCTGACACCGGTACATTATTAGCATGACCTTGAACTACTCTATCAACTATAGGATGTTTATGCTCATAAGTCTTAGCAACAGTGTTAATATGTTTTCTACCATGCGGATTATTCCAATCTTTACCGTTAAGACCGGATTTCATTTTTGATATACCAAAAAATTTAGACTTCTCCTTACTCGCATATTCAAGCAAATAATCCTTAAACGTTACCATACTATTATTTATACAAAAAAAGCCCTGTAGTGAGAAACTACAGGGCTAAATTGTTTATCTATATTAATTAGACTTCAAACGCCTTCTTACCAGAAGCATTCTTAAGTACGGAATTAATTTTGTTGTCCTTACCGAAATTAGGCTGTTTAGCATTTACACGTGCGTGACCATGATCACCATCTGCACCTACTTTATCGGTATAGCCGCTTTGTACTGATTGTTTTTGAACTTTGAGATTACCTACTTTGTTATTCTTACCGAAGTTAACTTCTTTTGTAAGATTGGAAGCACCAAGGTCTTCTTCATCTTCGTCCCAGAAGCCTTCTTCGTCTTCTTCACCACCGTATTCGTCAGTACCCTCTTCACCACCGAATTCGTTTTCACCTTCGTATTCTTCATGACCACCACCAATAGCAGCGGAAAGAACATCGATAAGCTTTTCAGCAGTTGCACGGTCAAGTGTGAAAGTAACTTCACCACCTTCTTCTTCAAGGCCATCTTCTTCACCGCCCTCAATGCCGAGAGCATCAAGTTCTTGTGAGTTGTCCATTTCATCTGCACCACCGTGTTCACCACCTGGTTGCATAACGTTTTCGTAAAGTTTATCAAAAATCGATTTTCTTCTCATAAAGTTATTTAGTCTCTCCTTAGCGATTTTTCCACTTTCTTTTACTAGTTCTTCTTCGTCTTCTTCAGCTCTTTTTTTAGCTTTAACAGCTCCTGCTATCTTTGAAGCAGCTTTCTTGCCGTATCCTGCTTTTTCAGCAGCTTTCTCTACCTTAGTAAAAGTACCCTTTTTAGTTTCTTCGTCTTCGTCATATGAAAGATCATCAATATTATATAGATTATCATCTATATCTTTCGCTGACATCGTCTTCTTATCGATTTTAGCGGGCATATAACCTGCAGTTGTTTGTGGACCACCTTTAATAAGCGGCGCGTCACCTATTTCACCTACTTTAACGCTAGGTCCGAGTTTGCCTTCAGAAACAAGCTTATGTTTCACACCGTTTAACATACCACCGTATAAATTTCCGATGGATGTAAAATCATTATTTGGTCTTGCCATATATATATTTATAGTAGTATGTCTAAAAAATCTAATAAAACAGAGTTTTACTTAGGAAACCCTAATTTACCGGCAGCTGATGCTCAAATAGCATATGAGCCATGGATGATTAAGGAAATGAAAAAATGTAAAGAAAATATTTTACATTTTGCTGAAAATTTCTTTTACATTATTAATTTAGATAGGGGGAGAGAAACAATCGACTTACATAGTTGTCAAAAGCGTGTTTTACGTAAGATGAGAGATAATAGGTTCTTTATTCTATTAGCATCTAGACAGATTGGTAAATCTACAATGATGACCATCTATATCCTTTGGCAGGCATGCTTTATGGACGATCAACGTATTCTTCTTGTAGCTAACAAAGAAGCAACTGCTATTGAAATTTTCCAACGTGTTCGAATGGCATTCGAAGAATTACCTATATGGTTAAAGCCAGGTGTTAAAGAGTATGGTAAAACCTCAATGACGCTTGATAATGGTAGTCGTATTGGTATTACGACTACAACAGGTACTGCTGCTCGTGGTCAGTCTGTTAACTGTCTTGTTATTGATGAGTGTGCTTTCATTGAATCACATCTAGTTGAAGAGTTTTGGAAGTCTGTATTTCCTATTATTACATCATCTAAAAAATCTAAAGTTTTTATATGTTCTACATCTAATGGTACAGGTAATCTATTCCATAAAATCTATGATGGAGCTGAAAAAGGTGAGAATGGATGGGCGCATGATAAAATTATGTGGAATGAGGTTCCAGGTAGAGACGAAAAGTGGGCTGCTAATACTAAGCAAGCTATCGGATCTCTCGAAGCTTGGCTTCAAGAATTTGAATGTCAATTTCTTAACTCTGGTGAGTCTTCTATTGATGAAGAACTATTTGCGGAGATGTCAGCTAAATGTATAGAAGCTAAGATTATATTAGATGAAGGTAACTATAAAATTTGGGATGAACCAGATCCATCAAGAGTTTATGTAGCTGGAGTAGATATATCAGAAGGTGTAGGTGTCGATGCATCTGTTATACAAATATTAGACATTACAGATATTAGAGATATTAAGCAAGTTGCTACTTACCATAATAGACACATACCACCACTAGAGTTTGCTAATAAGCTTCATACTATTTTATTAAACTGGGGCTCACCACTAGCTCTTATCGAACGTAATAACTGTGGTGCACAGGTTGTGGATAGACTCGCTTTTGATGTAGGTTACGAAAAGGTCGTATCATATGGTGCTAAAGCTGCTTTAAGAGGTAGACCACAAATGGGTATGATAGCTCATACTAATACCAAATATAAAGGTGTTATGAATATGAGATATTTTATTAACGAAACACGTTCTGTTACTATACAAGATCTTAATACACTTAAGGAGATGCGTGACTTTGTCAGATACCCTAACGGTACATGGAAAGCTAAAGGCGGTTACCATGATGATAGAGTTATGTCGTTTATGTACGCGTTATTCATTTTAGAAAAGGAAATAACAGAAAGATATTTCGATATTCTAGAATTAGACGATCATGGTAAACCTATGACTATAGAACCTATGGATTTTGGTGTTGCAACATTTGAGAACGCTACATCTATATATAATGATTTTGAAGTTGTAGGATTAAATAATCCATACATGACACCTGTTGTTTTCGGTATGGGACACACTGAACAGCTCTCAGAAATGGAAATATTAGCACAGGACGGATGGAAACC